TCTGAATCTGTGTATCCTTGTGCATATAAATGAACGATACCAATCTTGGTTAATTCACTAACCAATATTCTTTGTATTCTTTCAATGGTTCTTGCAAATCTAACATCTTCTGCAGCTAATGTAGCTTTAGATTCAGTTGCTTTCTCTGCATATCCATAGAAAGGCTGTGGTATCTTTAATGAGGCTAATAATTTGTTTCTTAGATATTCAATATCATCTGTGGTTTGATATTCTAATCCACCAAGATTTTCTATCTTTGTTCCACTGTCACCACCACGAACAGGTAAGAAAAAGTCTTCTGTGATATTTTGCATATTATATTTTAAATTGTATTGTCCATTATCATCAATTACAGGTGCTTTTTTCATTTGTTCAACTATTCTCTGCATATATTGGTCAACTTCTGCTGGTGGGATATTACCAATATCTATATTGAATATTCTTTTCTCTGGAGCTCTCATAATTCTATGGATTAACATAGCGTCTTCCATAAGTGATAATTGTTTCCATACTTTACGACCACCTTCTAACATTGAACGACCATAAGGTAAGAAATTTGAATCGGAAATCATTCTAAAGTGAGCTATTTCATAATTTTCAAATTCGGTTTGTGTGCCTTGATTAGTTTGTCTTACATCTCCACTTTCTATAACAAATCTTGTATAATAAGGATTTTCTGGGTCTTCCCCTTCTACTCTATTTACATCATAACTCGATAAAGGTTCAACATTAGTAATACCAAACTCTTCATTAATATCTAATTTCAAAAAGAAATCACCATATTTACATAAATTTCTTGTCCAGGGATATAAATTAAATTCAATATTTAAAATATCATAATATAAATTATGTAAAATATCGTGTATTTGATTATTATCAGATTTAATTGATAATATTTTTCCATATTCTGATTTTAATGTTGTTTCGTCTGCATAAATATCTAATGCGGATGCTACTAATGGGTCTGAATCCATTGCTTCATAATCCCTAAATAATCCCAATCTCATTGTCTTCTGATACAATGATTGGTTGTATCCACTCATTCCGTGCGGACTTTTATACAAACGGGAAAATCTATCGACTAAATCTTTCCCTGCTATAGCTTGAACTTGTTGTGTGTCCGCTATTTTTAATCGTCTTCCACCAACATTTCTTACAATCACATTAGTTGAAAACAATCGTCTTAATCTACTGAATAAACCTTTATCAGCCATTTTTTACCTCTACTTTATTAACCAAGTTAAATCTTCCTTTTCCCCTTTTACTTCCATTTCCCAAGAATCGTTTTTATTCGGGTTTGGTTTGTAAACTGCTGGGTTTTGTGAAATACCACTTATTGCTTTTTTTGAGAGTTCTATACCTTCACTTCTCAATCTCAATGCTGTATCTCTAACCCAAAGGGCTATTGCGAAACTCATTACCAGGTCATCATTATATCCTATTAATGCTTCCGCTCTATTACCATTATAAATAAATACAAACAACTCATCAATTAATCTTCGAGAATGAACATTTACTGATTCTTCTCTGAACATTTCCTCTAACTTTGCAATGATTAAAGGTCGTGTCTTTGATGTTGTGCTAAATCCAGGAACCATATTTCGTTCTTGAGCTCTATATTTATTTGTCAATTGATGTTGAACATCAACATATTGTAAATCTTTACTTGTATAAAACAAGTTTTCATATTCTCTATTGATAACTTGTTGGATTGCTGCCCAACCAATGTTATTATTTTCAACTACCAATAAAGCGTTGTTATATTCGTTAGCTACATTTACTAACATATCACCAAATTCTTGTGTAGAGATTTTTCCTCTATATTCTGCGACTTGTTCTAATGTTTCAATATCTATAATATGAAACGCTGAATAATCTGTTCCGTCTCCTCTACTAACATCGGCACTTACCACATAATTTTTTGTATAGTTTGGTGGTTGCCATATCCAATAGTTAGAATCAATTCCTCTCTTTTCTATTGGTTCTCTTACATCATTTTCTCTAATCTTTTCAAGTATCAACCCATCGATTACTGAACGACCAGAAGTAATGAAGTCACAATCACATTCTTGAGCGGCTAATGAAGGCCCTAATAATTTATCTTGTTCTTGTCTCCAAGTTTCATCTCTATCTGGGTGTAATGACCAATGTAATCTAATAAAATTAAAATCATTTATACCATTCTCAGCTTCTGTCCATATTTTATGAAAAAAGTTACCAACACCATTTGGTGTAGATATAATTAATGCTCTACCACCAGTCGCTAGTGTTTGTTGTGATGCAGCCCATATTGTATCAATTTTATCAATAAACGCGGCTTCATCAATAATAAGTAATGACAATGCTTCTGAACGACCTGATTCTTCAGAACTCGCTACAGCTTTAATTTGAGAACCATTTTTATATCGTAATGATAATTTATTGTCCTCAACACAAGGTTGTTTTAACCAACCAGGTAAGTTAGCATGCATTACTCTAACTTTCGTTACTAAATTCTTTGCTGTATCTTGTTTTGTAGCAATGACCAAGATATTTTTATCTTGTTGAAATGTCATCATCCACAATGCATATCCAGCAGTTAATGTTGATAAACCCAATTGACGAGCTTTCAATACAACATTATAATCACTGTTCATAAAAGAGTGTAGTGCTTTTTCCTGAAAATCGTATAAATTAAAATTAACTTTACCTTTTACAGGGTGTTGGATTATTCCATACTTCCCCAAAAAATAAGTTGGGTCTTGAGCACATTTAGAATATTCTCTTTTAATAGCTTCTTTTAATTGTTTCTTCTGTTCACTCATTATTTAATTACTTCTCCCGCAAGTTTAATTGAACCTGCTGTGGCTATCGCTCCAAGTGTAAAATATATCCACTTATTTTCATACCACTTCGGTTTTATGAGTTTAATTTGTTTCTCATATAGAACCTCACGGTCTTTCAATATATCTACTTGTTGAGTTTTAAATGAAATTAACATAGAATCAATTTGTGCTTGATTCTCATATTTCTTCATTAACTCGTCATAGATTCCTAATTGTTCTGATTGGGTTTCTACGGTTTGTTGTAATTCTTTTACATTGTTACCCATATTGACCACTTCTTCTTCAGAAAAAGTATACACTTTATCTTGGGAAAAAAGTAGGCCAAACATAGTCAACATTAATATTAACTTTTTCATACTAATTACCTTTATTTACTAAAATTCTTTAAAAAATCAGATGCTTTATCTGCATCACCCGTTTTAAAAGTTTTTTTCATTTCAACAGTTTTCTTTTTAGAAACTGTTAATTTTCTTTTTAAAGTAGTGATTTCTTTTTTGTTCTTAGTCTTATTCTTTTCAAGTTTGGTGATTTTAGAAGCTACAGTCTTTTCTTCTTTTTTAGATTCATCAATCTTATTTTCAAGTTGTTTTAACTTTTTAGATTTCTTTGAACCTGCTACTGCACCTGCACCAACAATTGTTCCGATTATCGCTAAAAACCCGAGTAGTTTTTTCCACATTTTTTTTCTCCTTACCTATAAATAGTTAGTTAGATGTTTTCTTTCATTTTTTTCAAGTCTTTTATAGCATCGTCAGCAAACTTATTTAAAGATTTTTGACTAACTTGTGCTTTCTCAATCTTTACTTCTGGGTCTTTAATTCCAACATTATACACTTGGTCTGTTGGGCGTTCATTTCTCCATTCTTCTATACCAACTATCATATCTTCAACCCAGGCTCGTTGATTATTTTTTGCTCTATTAGTTGACCACTCATCATACTTACCTTCAAGTCGCAATTTGTGTTCAAATTGTATCTGACAATCCCAACAATGTCCGAATAATCTCCAAAACTTATCATCAAGTTTTTTCTTCATTGTTTTTTTACATTCTTTACAAAACAAAGGCATTCTAACTTCTGACATAATATCAGTTAATTCTGATTTTATATCACCCTTTTCTTTTTGTTTAGGTGTATAACCCACCATAGCTCTTTTTTCTATCTTTTCGCCTTTTAATAGGTTTCCTAATGCTTTATTCTGTCTTTCTGCTTCTTTTGAATATCCTGCCATAATTAAAAACTTACTAACCCTAATATTTGATTTACAGGGGCGAACGCACCCGTAAATTTATAGGTTTTTCCTTTATATTTAAATACTATTCCTTCAACTGGAACTATTTTACTTAGTCCACCAAGTGAACTTAATTTTTCCAATTGTTGTTTTAATTTTTTCATCTTTTTAATATCACCACCGGCTCTAACTGAATTAGATGCTTTTAAAATATCTTTTCTAATCTTTTCTACAGCTTTCGTTGGATTGGCTGCAATAAAATTACTAAGATTTTGTAATATGTCCGCTCCTACTGAAAAGAAAATCTTTTCAAATGGTAACATATTTTTCTTAACCATATCTGTGTGGTTTCTCTTATCTATATCTATAACCCAATTTAAAAATTCAGGTTGTTTTGATAACTCTTTTCTAATATTTGGTATCTTATATGATTTATCAAAGAATGCCCATCTTTTA